GTCAAGAATGGTACCTGACGGTGTTTATCTTGATGCTGATGGTCTTGCTGAAATAGATTTAGGTAATGGAACGAATTACAATCCGCAAGAAGCGTTGAATATGTTTTTCCAAACGGGTTCTGTAATTGGTAGATCTTTTACGTCAGATGGCGATATGAATCCTGGTAAAATACCAATTCAACAAATTTCATCAAATCCGGGCAGTAATAAAATTGCATCGTTAATCAGCACATACAATTACTATTTGCAAATGATGCGAGATACCACTGGTTTAAACGAAGCAAGAGATGGTAGCAACCCCGATAAAAATGCATTAGTTGGTGTGCAAAAGCTTGCAGCTATGAATTCTAATACTGCAACAAGGCATATATTACAAAGCGGTTTATTTTTAACAGCTGAAACTGCTGAAAAAATATCATTAAGAATATCTGATATAATTGAGTATTCACCAACTAAAGATGCGTTTATACAACAGATAGGAGTGCATAATGTAGCAACATTAGCAGAACTTGATGAGTTACATTTATATGATTTTGGCATATTTATTGATCTTATGCCAGACGAAGAAGAAAAACAAATGCTTGAAAATAATATTCAAGTTGCATTATCTGCAAGTTTAATAGATTTAGATGACGCTATTGATATTAGAGAAATTAAAAATCTCAAGCTAGCGAATCAAATGCTTAAAATACGTAAAGGTAAAAAGCAGCTCAGGGATCAGCAGATACAACAACAAAATATTCAAGCACAATCGCAAGCAAATGCACAAGCACAACAAGTTGCAGCGCAGGCTGAAGTGCAAAAGCAACAAGCATTAATTCAAAGTAAAATTCAATTAGAGCAGGTTAAAGCTCAAATAGATACTAATAAGCTTACACAAGAAGCTCAATTGAAAAAAGAGTTAATGAATTTAGAATTCCAAATGAATCTTAAATTACAAGAATCAACACTTGGAGTTAAAAAACAAGAAGTAAAAGAAAAAGAAGATCGTAAAGATGATAGAGCGAGATTAGTTGCATCGCAACAATCTGAATTAATCGATCAAAGAAAAAATAATTTACCACCTAAAAATTTTGAATCAGCTGGAAATGATATAATTAGTGGTAATTTTAATTTAGGTTCCTTCGAACCTAAGTAATGTATAGAGTAGAATTATATAATATCTTATCATGTCAGACACAATAAAAGTTAATCTTGTAGATAGCGAAGAGCCGTCTATTCAAGAAAAAGAACAAACAGTTCTAGAAAACGCAGGTGTAGAAGTTGAAGCTCCTACTGATACTTATAAAGTAGATTTATCAAAACCACCTGTAACAGAACAACAACAAACAGAAGAAAATGCCGTTCAAGAGCAAAGCACAGATGAGGTTCCTGTTCGCGACGAACCCGAAGCTAGCCAAGAAGTGGCAGAAGAAGTACGGGATACCGAAGAACCTTCCCAAGAAGAAGAAGAGGTAATATTACAAGAAATTACCGAAGAGGAACCCGCGGAAGAAACAGTACAAGAAGAAGCACAAGAATTAGCTAGCGAAGTTGAAGAAGCTATTCAGGAGCAACAAGATTCTGGTATTGAACTTCCGGAAAATATTCAAAAAGTTGTAGACTTTATTAATGAAACAGGCGGAACGCTTGAGGATTATGTAAGTTTAAACAAAGATTATTCAAACGTTGATGATCAAAACTTGCTTAGAGAATATTATGAAAAAACTAAACCTCATCTTTCAACAGATGAAATTGATTTTTTAATTGAAGATAAATTTTCATTTGATGAAGAAATTGATGAGGAAAGAGACATTAAGCGTAAAAAGCTTGCATTTAAAGAGGAGTTAGCGCATGCTAAAACCCATTTAGATAGTCTCAAAAACAAATACTACGAAGAAATTAAAGCTGGGTCTAGATTAACACCTGACCAACAGAAGGCTGTTGATTTTTTCAATAGGTATAACAACGAAACTGAAGAGGTAACAAAAGTAGCTGAAAAACAAAAATCTATATTTTCGCAAAAAACTAATAATGTTTTTAACGATCAATTCAAAGGTTTTGAATATAAGGTTGGAGAAAAAAAGTATAGGTTTAATGTTAAAAATGCAAACGAAGTAAAAGAAACCCAAAGTGACATTAATAATTTTGTTAAGAAGTTCTTAAATGAAAATAATGAAATGTCGGACGCCGCGGGTTATCATAAATCTTTGTTTACAGCTATGAATGCGGACTCAATTGCAAATCATTTCTATCAACAAGGCAAAGCTGACGCGTTGAAAGAAAGCATGAGCAAAGCTAAAAACATCAAAATGGATCCGAGAGGGATACATAATCAACCTGGTGCTAAAGGCGGCGTTCAAGCAAGAGTTGTAGGTGATTCAACTTCTTCGCTAAAATTAAAACTTAAAAATTACTAAAACTTAAAAAATGGCAATTACATTTCAGGGGACTGACACTTATCCTGCAAAGAAAGCGTTATCCTCAAATTATTTAGACATTCAAAACAACGGGTGGGCACAACAATATCTACCTGAATTATATGAACAAGAAGTAGAACGTTATGGAAATCGTTCTGTATCTTCTTTCTTACGTATGGTAGGAGCAGAAATGCCTATGGCTTCTGATCAAGTTATTTGGTCTGAGCAAGGTCGTTTGCACCTTTCTTACGGTGATGGAACTGCAGGTGGTGGCTGTAAAATTGGTGCTACTTCTGGTGATGCTGCCGCTGGAACAATTGAAATTTCAGGTGGTCACGCAATCCGTGTAGGTAATACAGTTGTTCTTTCCGATGGAACTACCACTACAAAAGGTTATGTTTCTGCTGTAGATTCTGGTGGTACTGAAATTACTGTACTTCCCTACGACGCCGCTACATTAGACGTAAACTATGACGACGGGGACGGACTAAAACTTTTTGTATTTGGTTCTGAATTTGCAAAAGGGGACAAAGGTATGCAAGGTGATACTATCAATCCTTCTTTTACTACTTTTACTAACAAACCTATTATCATTAAAGATAAATTTGAAGTATCAGGATCTGATGCTGCTCAAATTGGTTGGGTAGAAGTTTCTGGTGAATCTGGAGAAGCTGGATACTTATGGTACATTAAAGCTGAAGGTGAAACTCGCACTCGTTTCGAAGATTATTTAGAAATGACGCTTGTTGAAGCTGAAAAAGTTGTTGCTGCATCTACAGTTGAAAATGAACTTACTGCTGCTGGTGATGATGCTGGTACTGAAGGTCTTTTTGCTGCTATCGAATCTCGCGGACATACCGCTACTATGTTTGATAGCGATACTGCCGCTGATACTACTGCTGATATTAAAGATTTAATTGCTAAGCTAGATGCTCAAGGAGCTATTGAAGAAAATATGTTCTTCCTTAACCGTGAGCGTAACCTACGTCTTGATGACTGGTTAGCTTCTCAAAATTCTTATGGTTCAGGTGGTACTTCTTACGGTGTATTTGAAAACAGCGAAGATATGGCATTGAATCTTGGATTCTCTGGATTCCGTAGAGGTTCTTATGATTTCTATAAGTCTGACTGGAAATATCTTAATGATGGTCAAACACGTGGATTCATTAATGACATCAAAGGACTATTAGTTCCTGCTGGTACTTCATCTGTATATGACCAAGCTCTAGGTAAAAACATTCGTCGTCCATTCTTGCACGTACGTTACCGTGCGTCAGAAGCTGATGACCGAAGAATGAAATCTTGGGTAACTGGTTCAGTAGGTGGTGCTACTACTAGCGATCTTGACGCGATGGAAGTACACTACTTATCTGAAAGATGTTTAGTTGTACAAGCTGCGAATAACTTCGTACTTTTCAATGCATAATTCATAATATTAAATCCGGGGTCATTAATTTGGCCCTGGGTTTATTTTAATTTTTTTATTTTATTATATCATGGCAAAAAAAGCTATAGCAGAAGAAACCGTTGAGGTTGCACCTCAGCCAACAGTTAAGGCTAAAACTGTAAAACAAGAGCCTGCAAAACCAAAATGGGAAATTAAAGACCGTATATATAGATTGAAAAACGGTAAAACTCCTTTAACAGCAACAATTAAATCTAGAAACCTTTATTGGTTTGACGAAGAAAAAGGATATGAACGCGAAATGAAATACGCGATTAATCAAAAAACACCTTTTGTTGATGAATTTAAAGGCGAAGCTAGAATGGCTCATATTACTTTTTTAGATGGAGTCTTAGCTGTTCCTAAAGAAAAACAAACACTGCAAAAACTTCTTTCATTATATCATCCTTTAAAAGATAAAAAATATTATGAAGTTGATGAAGTTAAAAACGCGGAACAAGATCTTGATATTTTAGAGCTTGAAATAGAGGCGTTAAATGTTGCTTCAAGTATGGATATTGACCAGGCAGAAGCTATTATGCGTACTGAAATTGGCAATAACGTGTCTAAGATGACTTCTAAGGAACTTAAAAGAGATTTACTGCTATTTGCTCGTAAAAATCCATTCTTGTTCTTAGAATTGGCTAATGACGATAATTTAAATATTAGGAATATTGGTATCAAAGCAGTTGAGCAAAACATTATTAAATTATCAAATGACCAACGTACGTTTACATGGGCAAGCAACGGTAGAAAATTAATTACTGTTCCATTTGATGAAAACCCGTATTCAGCATTAGCAGCATACTTTAAAACCGATGATGGAATTGAAGTATATCAAACAGTTGAAAAACGATTAAAATAAGTGATATTTAGGTATAGGCCTACAATATCCGTGGGCCTAACCTAAAATATTAATATATGAGTGTAAATGTCGATACTGTATATCAACGCGTATTAGCACTGACAAACAAAGAACAGCGAGGTTTACTTACGCCTCAGGAATTTAACTACATGGCAAATCAAGCTCAATTAGATATATTTGAGCAATACTTCTATGATTTAAATCAATTTGCCAGATTACCAGGTAATAGTACAGAATATTCAGACATGCTGGATATACTAGAAGAAAAGATTAGTTTATTCGAAAAAGTAGATGTTGATGTAACTAATGGTGTTACATTGCCGTCTGATGTTTATAGATTAGGTAGCGTCACATATGACGGGGTTGAAGCCGAGCAAATAACACAAAAAGATTGGTTATATATTAAAAAATCACCTTTATCGCAGCCTACAAAAGATTTTCCTGTATATTTAAGAGACAGTGAAACAAACGCAATAAAAGTATATGCAACTAGTTTAACTGCAGAAGAAACCACTTCGGTTAAATGTAATTATACTAAAGCGCCTAGAAAAGTTGTTTGGGCTGCAAATGCTGTTACTGGAACATATAACGAAAGCGCGTCAACACCATTTGATGTGCATGCGTCTGAAGAAACTGAATTGGTAGTAAAAATATTAGCGCTTGCTGGTATTACATTAAAAGATCCGCAATTATATCAAATAGGCGGGGCAGAAGATAACAAAAACGTTCAACAAGAAAAAGCATAATAAATGTCACTATTTACAATATCACAAGAACGTTATTATAATAACAGTACAAACTTTACCGGAGACGGCTCAACGGTTGCGTTTACTTTAACAACAGCAATGTTTGACCCGTTGCCAACCGCACTTGGCGACATACAAATATTTGTTAATGGTAAAGAAATTAGCCAAGGTAATTACGGTTATTCTTCGCCCACCATTACATTTTCAGGTAATACAAACAATACAGATGTATTAGAATCTGATGGCGCACCAAAAGACGGATTAGCTATTGTAGTTGTTCAAGTTAATGCAATTGAAGAACTTGGTAGCTATCAGCATATTACTTTAGCCGATGTTGTAAACAACTTTATGATTTCATATGTTGGTGAAGAAAAAATTATACCAAAAGTAAAACGTAGCAATGTGCTTTTCTTCGCACAAAGAGCAATACAAGAATTAAGCTACGATACTTTGCAAAGCGAAAAATCACAAGAGATTGAGATTCCAGAAAATTTGCAAATGAAATTACCACACGATTATGTTAACTATGTAAAAATGTCGTGGGTAGACGGAAGCGGTATCGAGCATACAATTGTACCTGCTGATAAAACAAGTAACCCCACTGCTTTATTGCAAGATAGTGACTATAACTATTTATTTGATAATAATGGTAATTTACTAAAAGCAAATGAATCTGAAACGTGGAAAAAGTTTAGTACAAACAATACGCAGGAAGAGGCTGATAATATATATTTAGATAACGATAGCACGTTTAAAGCACTACACGGCCAAAGATACGGTATTGACACTAGATATATGAATACCAATGGGTCTTTCTTCATAGACCAAACAAAAGGTAAAATATTCTTTTCAAGTGATATTGCAAATAAAATTATCACACTTAAATATATAAGTGACGGCGTTGCAACCGCAGAAGAAAAAATTGTACATAAGTTTGCAGAGGAAGCAATGTATAAAAGTATTGCACATTCAATATTAGCAACTAGAGCTAATACGCCTGAGTATTTAGTAGCAAGATTTAAAAGAGAAAAGTTTGCTGCGGTGCGTAATGCTAAAATACGTTTATCTAACTACAAGTCTGAAAATATTACACAAGCGCTTAGAGGCCAGTCTAAGTGGATTAAACACTAAAGTATGCCAGAGATTAAAAACATGTTCCTCAA